GGCACGATTTGGCGCGCCAACCCCGGCCAGATTCAGCCCTTCGCGCCGCCGTCCGTGGCCGCGGACCTGTACCGCTACTTCACCGACCTCGGCCCCATGATGACCGAGATGTCGGGCGCAAGCGCCATGAGCGTGGCGAACCAAAAGCCCGGCGGCGTTACGAGCGGCATCGCCATCCAGACGCTCGACGACGTGGAGGCCGAAGGCTTTCTTGCAATGCACCGCGCATGGACGGACTGGCACATCCAGATTGCCAAGCTCGCCATCGACGCCGCCGCGCGCGTGGCCGAAGCCGATCCCAAGTTTGCCGTGCGAATCGTGGGCAAAAGCCGCGCATCGGTCATGCGGTGGCGCGAAGTGGCGATGGACGAGGACGACTACGCGATCCGCGTCATGCCGATCAGCCAATTCGCCCGCGACCTCGCGAGCCGAATCGACCAGGCCGAAAAGCTCTTGCAGCTCGGAGCCATCGGGATTCCCGAGTTCCGCGAGGTGCTCGACCTCGCCGACCTGCAAGCGCAGAACGACATGGACCTAAGCGACCAGCACATCATCGATCGCAACATCGAAGCGATCCTCGCGCGCCAAATGCCCGTCATCGCCGAGCCCTTCGATAACCTCGCGATGATCGTCGCGCGCGGCGCCAAGGCCTACAACCTTGCCCGCCTCGAGGACGCCGACCCCGTGAGCCTCGAGCTCTTGCGCCGCTACATCACGAGCGCCCAAGACCTGACGCAGGCCATGCAACCGCCACCGCCTCCCGCCGCTCCTGGCATGGCAGGCCCGGCACCCGCACTAGCCTGAGCGGCAAAAGGACAGCACATGAACCTCGAACAGAGCGCCCCAATGGCGCAAGCCCCCGCAGAGCCCGCAGCGCAATTCGCCGGCATCAACGGCAACGAGCGCAACGACCGACGCGCCGCCGCATTGGCCGCACTCCGCGCCGCAAACAAAGAGCCCGCGCAGCAGGCCCCAGCGCCTCGCCAAGAGCCCGCCGCGACGCAGACGGACGACGACACGCCCGACGAGCGCCCGGCGATGCTACAGGCCCCAGAGGCCGAAGAACACGACGAGCCCGAGGACCGCATCAGCGCCGTGGTGCGCGCGCGTGAGAAGGCCAACCGGCTGCGCCGCGAGGCCGAAGCGCAGCGCGCCGAGGTGGAGCGCGACCGGATGCGACTCGACCTCGAGCGCCGCGAGGTGGAGCAACTGCGCCGAGCTCGAGAGGCCATGCAGCGCGACCCCATCGCCGGCCTTAAGGAGCTCGGCGTGGACCTTCGCGACCTCACGGAGCGCGCCGCCATGGACGGCACGCCGGAGGCGCAGTTCCGCGCGCTCCAAGAGCAGATCGCCAAGCAGGCAAAGGAGCTCGAGGACTACCGCACCGGGCAGGCCCAGCGGGAGATGAGCCAACAGCGCGCCGCGGCAGAAGGCCAGTTCTTCGCGCTCGCACGGGATGAAGAGACGTTCCCCTACTTGGCCGCTCGTGCCGAGCTGCACCCCGAGCTCGTCAAGCAACAGGCCTACCAGCTCCAAGACGACTACTACAAGCAGACCGGCAAAGTTCCGAGCCTGAACGACATCGCGGAAGCCCTGGACTACCTCGCGTCCGAGGAGTATCGTCACGTTCACGAGCGCGCAGCTCGCCGCGGCACCAGCACGCCGCGCACCGGAACGGTATCCGCAGCAGGCAAACCGAAGCCCTCCCGCACGTTGAGCACGTCGAGAGCCGGCGAGAAGAGTTCCGCTGCGCCAGACACGGCGCACATGTCACGCGATGCCCGAAGGGATTACATCGTGGGCATGTTGAAGGCGGGGCGCCTCAACGGCTGACGGTGACCGGTGGCGGGGGGAATCCATAACCTCCCGCCTACTGAGACCATCATGCCCGTTTTGGACACCGCATCCGCCGCCAGTATCATCAAGTACCTCTATCCGGACTACACGGTCCCGCGCGAGCTGCGCAAGAACAACCCGTTCTTCGCCATGCTCGCCAAGAAGACCAACTTTGTCGGTAAGTCCGTGGACGTCCCGCTCACCATCAACTCGATTCAGGGCGGCGGCGCGACCTTCAGCGGCGCCAAGGCCGCCTCGGAGACCTCGCAGGCCTACAACGACACCTACAAAACATTCACGCTCACGCGCAAGAGTGACTACTCGCTCGCGACCATCAGCGGCGAGGCGATGAAGGCCGCCGTCATGGACGAAGGCGCCATGGTGGATTTGTTCCAAGATACCATGGACCTCGCGATGTTCACCGCGATGCGGTCGATCGCGCGTCACCTCTTCCGCGACGGCACGGGCACGATCGGCAAGATCGGCAGCATCAGCAGCACGACGATCACGCTTGGCACGCCATCGGACGCGTACAACTTCTCGCTTGGCGAGCGCCTCAGCGTCTTCTCTGGCACCGGCGGCACGGCGTTCATGTACGACACCGTCATCAACTCCACCGTGACGACGCCGATCCGCGTCACCGCCGTGGACCGCAAGGCCGGCACCATCACGGTCAACGACGCGACCAGCCTCGCCGCGGGCCAATACCTCGCGCGCGCGACCGATCGCACCGTCGCGACCTCAAACGCGACCGTCTTCACGAACTCGAACGTCGTGACCGGTATGAAGCAATGGCTCGCCGGCTCTGACCTCGGCGTGGCCGGTGGCCTCTCCACCTCGGCGTTCTTCCCGGCGGACATTTACGGCCTCACCCGTACCTCGGATAAGACCAGCCTTGGCGGCTCGCTCCTCGATTGCACCGGCGCCTCGCCGGACGAAGCGATCATTCAGCTCGTCAGCGACATCGCCGCAGAAGGTGGCCGCCCGGACCACTGCTTTATGCACCCGCGCGACTTCGCGGCACTGAACAAATTCCTCGGCTCGCGCACCGTCTACGACCGCGCCGTGAGCATCGAGGACGCAGAGATCGGCTTCCAGTCGATCGTGCTCATGGGTGACACCGGCCCGGTCAAGTGCGTCGCTGACATCAACGTCCCGCAGTCGGAAATCTTCGCGGTCCAAATGGACACGTGGGACCTCTTCTCGCTCAACGCGGCGCCGCACATCCTCGATTACGACACCAATCAGTTCCTTCGCGTGAGCGACGACGACGCCTACCAAATCCGCGTCGGCAGCTACGGCAACCTGCGTTGCCGCGCCCCAGGCTTCAACGGCCGCGGCAAAAACTTCCTCGCGGCGACGGTGTACTGATGGCCGGGCGCTCCTTCATTCAGCTCCTCGGAGCTCTTGACCCCGGCGTCGTGGTGCTCCCGATTTCGTGGGCCACGAACGGCGCATCCGATCCCGTCGCGACGACCATCCTCGGCCGCGGCGTGGCATCCGTCGCGCTCGCGTCCACCGGCGTCTACACCGTGACGCTTCAAGACGTGTACACGAGCCTCTTGTCCGCGACGGCGACGCTTCAGCTCGCCGCCAACGACGACAAGGTTACCAGCCAAATCGGCGCCGTTGACCTCAACGCCAAGACGTTCCAAGTGCGCATCTTTGACATTGGGTCGGCCGCACTTGCCAACGTCGCGGCAGCCACCGGCAACCGCGTCAACCTTCTCCTCGTCCTCAAGAACTCGAGCGCCTAATGAAGAAGCCCGCGCTGCTTATCGCCCTCGGCCGCGGCCCAAAGGGCGCAGAAGACGAAGAGGAGGCGCCCGCCTCGGAGCGCGGCTACTCGCCCGAGGAGAAAAAAGCCCTCGCCGGTGACGTGCTCGACGCGGTAAAGGCAGGCGACAAGACAGGCCTTGCGGACGCCCTCGAGGCGTTCGTGATGGCCTGCATGGAGGAGTGAGAGAATGGCACGCAGTCGAACGCTTGGAGATATGCGCTCAGACGTTCGGCTGCGTGCCGATCTCGTCGGGAATCAGTTCGTCACCGACTCGGAAATCAACGAGTACCTAAACCAAGCCCTCGCCGAATTCTACGATCGGCTCGTGGGCGCGCGGGGCCAAGAGTACTACGCCACCGAGCAGGTCATCACGACGACCGGCACCGAGGCCTACGCGCTCCCGGCGACGCACTACGAGACCCTGTACGTGGAGCTCGAGGACAGCGGCGCCCGCGTCCGGCTCGGTTCCTACTCCTTCCACGAGCGCGCAAGGCTCCTCGGCACCTCGGCGCCGAACCCAGGCCGTCCGGTAGCGTTCCGCATCATCGCGGGCAACATCACCTTTCTTCCGGCGCCGACCGCCGGCTACACGATCCGGCATTGGTACGCACCAGCATCGCCGCGGCTCACCCTCGACGCCGACACGTGGGACGGCGTAGACGGGTGGGAAGAGTACGCCATTTGGCGCGCCGTGGCCTACTGCCAGCAAAAAGAGCAGCTCGACGTTTCGTTTGCCATGGGAATGGTCCAGCAGCTTGGCGCGCGCATCGACCGCCTAGCCCCGTTCCGCGCGACCCAGAACACCGAGCGCGTGGCCAACGTCTACGGCTCCCGCGCGCTCGACGGCGACCCTAGCCGCTTGCTCCCGAGGCCCTAAATGGCCAGGCCGTTGCCCACGAGGCCGCAGCTCCTCGCCCAGCTCACGAGCACCCTCAAGACCATCCCCACGCGCGTGCTGCGCACCGAGGAGGCCGCGACGACGGACGCGCAGCGCCAATCCCAGGCCGGCTTCACGCGCACCAACGAAGCGATCGACGCGATCAACGCGCTGAAGCAAGTGCCGTTCGGCGCCGGGCAGTTCTTGACCGTGCCGGACGGCAAAGGTGGGCGGAACGAGCTCGTTACCTTTGCGGCGGCGGGAACCTATTTCCTCCCGCACACCCTCGGCCGCCCCGTCGAGGGGTTCGTCGTCGTGGACACACAGACCAGCGGCAACCACCGCACGCACCGCGTCGCACAATCGCGCAGCGCGGACGAGAAAACCATCGAGCTCCACGTGCAGGCCGCGTGCGCTCTGAAAATTTGGGTATGGTGACGCATGGCTGAAGCATCCAAACCGGGCGAAGGCGCCATCGTTCGCGCCGACTTTGGCGGCGGCATCGATCAGAGCCTCGACGCTTGGCGCGTTCCGCCGAGCCAACTGGCCGATCTCACCAACGGGCGCCTCGACACGCCCGGCAGCGTCCGCAAACGCTACGGCTACCAGACGACCACGCCGCCGCTCAACGACGCCGGCGCGCCCATCGCCGCGCTCGCGTTGCGCGAGCAAACGGTCGTGCTCGACGCCGCGCGTGACAACGCCATCGACGACGGCGCAAGTGGCTCGAGCGCCTCGGCGCGCATCCTCAACGAGTGCGGCTACGTGGCGCGGCAGTACGCACCGAGCAGCACAAACGATTGGGTGACCGTGGGCGCCGTGTCGGACGTGATCGGCGACGTGACGAGCTACGACGCCGGCGCCGCCAACTTCGACGACGCTTTTGACATCGCCGCCACGGAGGATTTCGTTTTCGTCGCCCGCATCACGCGCGCAAAGCAGGTGACAGGCGCAACCGGTACCGCCGTGACGCTCACGGTGAGCCAATACGACGCGCAGACGCGCGCGCTAATCGACTCGGCGAGCACGAACGTTACCGGCCGCGTCTACCCCAAGATCCTCGCGTACCAGAGCGTGAGCACGCTCGTGGTTTCGGTCGCGTTCCCCGATCGCACGTTCGGCGGGTTCCCCGGTGCCGTCACGCCGGCAACGGTGGAGTTCTACACGTGCACCTATGCCGCGTCCGGCCTAGGCTCGCTCGTCACCGGCTACTCGAGCGCCGGCGCACTCGATTGCGACTGGTGGGAGCTCACGGCGTTCCGCTACACGACCGCGGAGCGGTATCGGCCCCTTTGCCCGTACGACATCGCGAGCAACGGCACGAGCCTATTTCTTGCCGTCTACTCCTCTCGAACGACGACCTACCGGCTCCAGCGGTGGACCGTTTCCGCCGGGTCCATCGCCCTTAGCGCGCAGGCCAACACCGCCAAAATCGGCGCGCTCGCCGTCGTGGCCGTGTCGCTCGAGCTCTTCGGAAACCGCCTCTACCTCGGCGGCGTGGCGCTGTCGGTCAACCTCGCCGCCTCGCTTCCGTGGCAGCCTACCGCCGGCGTGCTGCAAATGCACGTGGTCACGACCACCGGCCTCGCCCTCGTGTCATCGGGCAGCACGGCGATCCCGCTCGTGCGCGCCGGCTCGTGCCCCGTCGTGGGCACGGTCACCGTGGCGCAGACGCTCGAGAACCTGAGCCTTGGCTACGACGAGGCCGCAGTCTTCGCCGAGCTCATCCAGATCGACCAGACGGCGCCGGAGAACGTGCTCGCGCGCTACGTGCACCATTTTTCGACGCGCACCGACACCGGCGCGACCGTCCAAGACCAGAACATGAGCGCCGCAACGCCCACCGCGCGCGCGTTCCGGCTCACCTACTTCGCCAAGGTCGCGGGCACAAACCGCCTACCGGTGCGCCTCCCGCTCGGCCTCGGATCATCCTATTCGACCTGGCAGGGCCGCGACGCCAGCAACGTGCTCGAGACCGAGAAGTTCGCGAACTACCCCGGCGACATCGGCACTATGGTCCTCACCGGGCCAAACGACCACCGCACGACGCTCGCGAGCTCGCCCGCGCAAACGCTCATCCCGCGCCTTCTTCCGACCGCCCCGCCTCGCCCATTCTACCGAGGCAACCGATGGCACGTCCCGCACCGCTTCGCCGTGGACGGTTCCGGCGGCTTCGCCTTCGCCATCGTCACGCTCGAGCCGCGCGCGCCCGGTGACGCCCTCGGCACCGCCTACGGCGCAAGCCTGCAAACCGCCGGCGGGCTCGTCCAAACCATCGACGGGCAACAAGCCGCCGAGACGGCAATCGTCGATCGCCCCTACATCGGCAGCGTGCGCCAAAATGGCGGCGGCGTCCAAGTAGACTTCCAGGACGGCGACTATTTGCTCCAAGCCGTGCTCGCGTACCGCGACGCTCAGGGCAACGTGCACCGTTCCGCGCCGTCCGACCCTTGCCGCGTGACCGTCAGCGGCGCGCAGGACACTTGGACGATCTACCATTCCGGCGCCAGCTACTTGAACCGCGACGACGCCACGATCGAATTCTACGTGACCGAGCCCAACGGCACGATCCTCCGCCGCTGGACTTCGATCGCAGCCTCGAGCGTGGCCGGCTACGGCACGACCACCATTCGCGACGCGGGCACGCTCGCGGCTACCTCGCTCGGCCTCCCCGACCTTGACGCGCCGACCATCTACACCACCGGCGGCGTGCTCCCATTCGTGCCCGTCGCCAGCGCGCGATTCGCGGTCAACTACCGCAACCGGCTCCTCGTGGGCGGGGCCGACGACCCGCGGAGCGTTTACTACTCCAACGCCCCCGTGGCGAATCAGGCCCCGTCGTTCGGCGTCGGCAACGTCATCCGCATGGAGCACGACGGCGGGTGCACCGCCGCCGGCACCCTGAACGACAAGCTGATCCTGTTCACGGAGAGCTCGGTTTACGCCGCGTACGGCCAATTTCGAGACGAAACGGGCGCAGGCTCCGCGCTGAGCGACCCCGAGTCGATTCACGATTACATCGGGTGCACGTTCCCGGCGAGCGTCGTGAGCATCCCGCCGGGTCTGCTATTTTTTGGCAGCGATCACATTTTCTACCTCATCGGCGAGCGCCTCGACCTGCAACCGATCGGCCTCCCGGTGCAGGACATCACGTCAGGCCAATACCCTTACGACGCCGTGATCGCCGCCGTGCACATCGCCGAGGAACGCGAAGTGCGCTTCTACGTCCAGAGCTCGACGGCGGGCGCCAAGCAGGTGCTCGTCTACAACTATGCCGTCAATCAGTGGAGCCGCGACGTGCTGCGTACCCGCGAGGACGGCACATGGACCGCCGCCACGCAGAGCAATGCGTTCGGCGTGCTCGTGTGCGACAACAACACCAGTAACAGCCGGTGGATCTACGACGACCGCAGCACGTTCTTCGAGTTCGGCAATTACCTGAGCATGACGGCCAAGACCGCATGGATCCAGCCCGGCGGCTCGCAGGACTACGCGCGTTTTCGCAACTGCCAATTTCTCGGCCGGTCCAAGGCGGACCACTACCTCGCGATCAACGTCTACACCGATTTTGACGAGGCCACCGTCCGCGCGACCGGCTCATGGTCGCCGGCGCAGCTTGCCCCGTCGCCGGGCAGCTCATGGCCCGAGCAGGTCAAGCTCCAGGTGGGCAGCCAAAAAACGCAGGCGGTCAAAATTACGATCAGCGACACCGATCCCCTCGTGGTATCAACCGGCGAAGGCCCCCAGCTTGTCGGCCTCGCCATCGAGGTGCTCCCGCTCGGTGGCACCAAGCGACTCCCAGCAGCGCGCAAGCAGTAGGGCACCCCATGGCAAGCATCGGCGAAGACATCGGCAATTTCTTCGGCAACGTCGGCAAAGCCACCACCGAGGCCTTCACGGGCCGCGACGTGCCGACTACCCGCGTCACCGGCGTCGGCAACATCGGCGAAGACCCCGAGGCCGTTGCCGCCGAGTATCAGCGCCGCATCCGGCAAATGTACGGGCAGCAGCAGCGCGCCGAAGAACGCTTCACCCAAGGGCAGCAGGAGCAACGCATCCTTGGCGCAATGGCCGGCACCCAAGCCGCGAGCCAAGCGGCGCGCACGCAGGCCATGCAGAGCGCCCAGCAGACCCTTGGCGCGGCTTCCAGCGTCGGAGGCACCGCAGGTGTGCAGACGGCCGCACTAGGTGCTCTTGGTGCCGGGCAGGCCCAGCAATACGGTCTTCAAGAGGCCGCGCAGGTGCAGGCCCAAGAGCAGCAGCGCAACGCCCTCGCCGCCGCGCAAATGGCGGAGCTCTTGCGCCAGCAGCAAATGGCCCAATACGGCCTCGAGCGCGCCGACTTCGCTCAGGCCCTCGGAGCGCAGCGCGCCACGCTCGCGCCAGAGCTTGAGATCGGCCAGGCCTACGCCCAAGCCGAGGCGCAGCGGCAACAGCGCCTCTTTGGCGCCGCGACGGGCGCCGCCGCCGCCGGCGTGCCCTACCTCATCCCGAGCAAGACCTAATGCCCTACGAGCCCCCGTCCCCGTTCAGCCCCGGCCGCGAAAACCGCGTCAATCCCACGTCGTGGGCCGAATCCGGTGCGCAGTATGTTGCGCCGAACGCGCAGGAGCTCGCGCAGCAGCAGGCCCAGCGCGCCTACCGCACGCCGCAGCAGCAGGAAGAGGAATTCTACCGGCAACAGGTGCAAGGCCTGCAAGCGTTGCAGCAGGGTGCAGACGCGCGCTTTGCCGCGGCTCGAGCCCCGCAGGAAGCCGCCGCCGGTGTGCTCGGAGAGCGCGCCGCGACGCTGAGCGGCAGCGCCGCCATGATGGCCGGCCAGCAGGCCGCAGAGGCCGCGCAGGCTCGAGCCATGGTCGCAGCGCGAACGCCCTACGGCGGCAAAGGCGCCGGCCCTGAAGCCGCCATCCTTGGCGGGCAGCTCGGCCAAGCCGCCGCCGCGCAAATGGGCGCGCTTGAGCAAGAAGCCGCCGCGCGTCAAGCCGCCTACCTCCGCAGCGTGGCATCGCTCGGCCAGGGCCTCATGAGCGAAGCCGAAGCGCGCCGCGCCACGGAGCAAGAGATCCTGCGCGACATGCAAACGCGGTTCCTCGCAGCGCAGCGCCTCGCCGGCGCCCAGCGCGAGCAGCAGGCCCAAGAGGGCGCCGCCGGCCTCGGCCGCATCGGCACCGTGGGCGGGGCGATTATCGGCGGCCTCGTGGGCGGTCCCGGTGGCGCCGCCGCAGGCTCAACCCTTGGCGGAAAGATCGGTTGATGGCAATCCTCGGACAAATGCCCCCATATGCACCGGGATTTACCCCGGCCCCGTCAGGGCCGCTCGCGAGCTACGCCACCGACCCACGCCCAGGAGATCTGGCCGCGTTTGACATTGCGGCGCCACCGTCGCGCGGCATCACGCCGGCGCCGACGTTTCAAATTCTTGGCGCGCCTCCCGCGCCTCCCGCGCAGCCCATGGACCTTGCAGCCCTCGAATACGCGCGACCCGGCGAACGGGTTGCCGCGCCCGCCCCGTTGGCGCGAATCCCGCTCGGTCAGGCACTCGCGCAATTCGGCATCGGTGCGCAGCCTCCCGCACCCGCAGCGGCGCCCGCAGCGACCCCAACAGCAGCCCCGCAGACGGAGGCAGCCCCTGCGCCCGCCGCAGCGCCACAAGCCGCGCCACGAGGCGCACAAGCGCCACGAGCGGCAGGCCCCGCCAAGCTCAGCGAGATCGGCCAGATTCAAGAAGGCGTGGCAGGTGCACGGCTCGCAACCGCATCGGAGGCCCTCGACACCGCGATCGGCCGCCTCGGCACGATGGAAGCGGCAACCGAAGAGGCCCAACGCGCCGAATCCGCCGCCGCCGCAGAGCGCGCGGACCTTGCGGGCCAAGAGGCCATGCTCGCGCGTCAACGCGAGGAGGAAGCCGCTACCGAGCGCGAGCAACGCCGCCAAGCCGCCGAGGAGACTACAGCCAAGCTCGAGGCCGCGCAGACGGAGCTCGACGGCACCAAAATCGACATCGACAAGGCCTATGGAGGCGCCGCCGGGCGCATCTTTGCAGGCCTCGCGGTAGCCCTTGGCTCGTTCGGCGCGTCCATGAGCGGAGGCCCAAACTACGCGCTTCAGATCGTGGACCAGCGCATTAACCGCGAGCTCGACGCCCAAAAGACGGAGCTCGACAAGAAGAAGGGCAAAGTTAGCGAGCTCGGCCGTTTGCTTCAGCAAAACGAAAACCTACTCGGCGACGCCACCGCAGCCCGGAAGCTCGCACGCGCGCAGACCTACACCGCGCTTGCCGCGGACATCGAAGCGCGCAGCAAAGGCGCCGCGCTTGGGCCGCAGCAGCAGCAGGCCCTTGCCACGCTTCGCGCCAACGCAGCCACCGAAATGGCCGGGTTGCAGCAGGCCGTCACCGAGGCCGGCGCAGCCAAGGCCCTCGTGGGCGCCCAAGAACGCCAAGCCCGGCGCCAAGCCGCCGCATCGGAAGCGAGCCGCCAGCGTGCCCGCCAAGAAAAGCTCGAGGACGCGCTCAGCCTTGAGGCCGGCAAAGCCGCGATCGCCGCGCAGACGCCAAACCCCGAGGCCGCCGCCAAGCTCGCCGGCCGCGCCACGAGCATGGCGAAGGACTTCGATGAAAAGGGCCTCGCCACCGGCCCCGCGCTCTTTCAGAGCATCATGACCAAGATCGGCGTCGATCCCATCACCGGCGCCGTCAACCCAGACGCCAAGGTTCCCGGTTACACGTTCGGCCGCCAACTCCCAGGCGCCGCGATGGTCGATAAGGACGTGCGCGAGCTCAACCGACTGAAGGGCGAAGCCGTCGAGGGCATTGCCAAGGCATCCGGCGGCGTAGTCACCGGCAGTGACCGCGAGGGCGCGCTCGCGCGCTTGAACGGAGCCGGCACCCTCGCCGAACTCCAATCGGCCGTGCGCGACTTCTACGGCAATTTCGCGAGCAAAACGCGCCTCCTCGCATCGGCCGATCCGCAGGCGTTTAACGTGCTCGCCTCCGCAAACCCACAGCTCGCCGCCGTGGCCAAGTTCGGCCAAGCCCAGGCAGGGCAGCGCGCCGCAGGCTTCGCACCGGTGCAGGGCGCCAAATAATGGCGACCGTCACCGTACGCACCGCAGACGGGCAGCTGCTCGAAGGCCCGGAAGAAAACCTCGCGCAGCTCCAGCAGTACACGCCGGGCGCGCAGGTGCTTTCCGCCGAAGAGGCCACCGCAGCCAAGCGCACGGCAACAATCCGCGCCGAGGAAGGCGGCCTAAGCGGCACCGCTAAGCAGTTCATCGCGAGCGCCGTCGAGGGCGGGACCATGCTCCCCGTGCTCCAAGGCGTGGAGCGCGCCTATGGCCGCCTTACCGGGGGCGAAGCCGGCGAGGCCGAGGCAATCGAACGCATCAAGATCCGCGAGCAAGAGAACGCCGCGGCCGCGCTCGCAGGTCAAGCCGTAGGCTTTGGCACCGGCGCCCTCCTGTCAGGAGGCCTTTCCGTCGAGGCAGGCCTAGCCGCTCGAGGTGCGCGCTTCGCCACGGCCCCGGCGCGCGCCGTCATGGGCCTCGGCGCGCGTGTTGCGGAGGCCGCAGAGGCCCGCGTGGCGCAGGAAGGCCTAATGCGCAGCATTGCCGGCGGCGTAGCGCGCGGCGCGGCGGAAGGCGCAGCCCTCGGCGCCGGGCAGGTCGTCAAAGAGGCCGCCGCCGCCGTGAAGGCCGCAGAGAGCGCCGGGGCGAGCACAGTGGGCGCAGGCATCGGCGCAGGCATCGGTGGAGCCGTAGGAGGCCTCCCAGGCGCCGCAGTGGGCGGCTACGTGGGCCAGCGCATCGGCGCCGCGGTGGGCAAAGGCGCCGCAGCGGGAGAACGCGCAGCCCTCGCCGAGGCCGCAGAGCGCCGCGCCGTGGCAGAGAATGCCGCCAAGGGCGACGTGCGCCGCATGGGCGACCTTACCGCCGAAGAAATCCAACAGACGCTCGACCGCGCCGAGCAAGAGGCCGCAGCGGAGGCCGCGCCACGCGCCGCAGGCAGCCTCGACGAGGCCGAGGCCCAAGTGCAGCGCCAACGCGCCGGCGAGCTCGAGGCCCAACGCCGCGATAACTACGAGTTCGCCGCCTCGCAAAAGGAGCTCGTGGACCGCGAGGCCGCGCGCTTCCGCTCGAGCGACACCGAGGCCGCAGCCCTTGCGCGCCGGACGCTCGCCGAGGCCAAGAGCACGGTGGACGACATCGCGAATTCATTCGGCGAATTCCGCAACGGCCTCCTCGCCAAGGCGACGCGCGGTTACGAGGCCGCTTACCGCGCCGTCACCGGCGTCGAAAAGGACGCCACCATGCTGCGTCTCGCAAACGCGATGGACGCCGGCGAGGCCGCATCCTACGCGCGCACGGCACGCACGGGCCTCCGCGACCGGCTGAACGAGTTTGCAAACGAGGTGGAGCAACAGGCCGCAAACGTGCCGGGCGCCTCGCGCAGCTTTGGCAAACAGGCAGAGCAATTCCGCGCCGCCGCGCGTGAGGTAGAGAGCCTCGGCGAGGACAACGCCGCATCGCTCGCCAAAATGCACCGCATCACCGACGACGCCAAGCGGGAGTTCGATCGCGTGCTCGCGCGCGGTCCAGGTGGCGGCGCCAGCACGGACGAGCGCGCCGTTTTCAATTATTTCCGGCAGAGCAACGGCGCCAACAACTTGCGCCGCGCACTCCAAGACCCGCAGCTATTCGGCGAGCAGATCGCAGCCACGCAAACCGTGGTAAATGAGGCGTGGCGCAAAAGCATCGAGCCGCTGCGGAACGTGCAGAAAAGCCTGCTACGCGAAGGCCTGGACGCCACCGAGGTGGACCCGTTCATGCTGGAGAAGGTCGTTGACCCGGCAAAGGTGCTCCCGTTTATGCGCAACATCGGCTCAGCCGAGAGCGCCTACAACGTCGAGGTGCTTAGCCGGTGGATTGACTCGCAGATCGAGCTGCAACAGACCGCGCAGCGCCTCTTTGCGCCCACCGAGCGCCAAGCCGCGCGCATCGGCGAGAGCATCAAGGCCCTTGAGACCATGCGCACGGACCTTGGCCGCGCGCGCACGGCATCGGCCAACATGGAGGCCGCAAAGATCGTGTCCGAAGACGCGCACGCGCTCTTGCAGCGTGGCGTAGCGGAGAACCTCGGCGGCGTCGGCCGCGTGCTTACGACCATGCTCGACCTTGAGCGCCGCGCGACCATGGAGCGCACGCTTAGCCAACTCGTGGGCGACGCGGACAAGCGCATCGCCGAGGCCGCTGCGGCGTTCGTGCGCGGTGGCGAAAAGCCGGGCAAAGTGGTCGCAGAAATCGCCAAGGGCGCCGCACGCAAAGCCGGCGACGCCGACAAGCCCGCGCCGCAAATCAAGCCGAAGGAAGCCGTGGCTAAAGAGCTCGCCACGACGGCGACGAAGGACACGCGCGCCAAGATGGCGGAGGACGCGTTGCGCCAGATCGCCACGGTGACCGCCGTAGCCGGCACGCCGCAAGCCCTCGAGGCCTTCGCCTTCCAGGGCACGCAGCCCATGCAATTCACGACGGACCCGCGCCTTGCCACGACCGTGGCGAACGCGAGCGCGCGCGCCATGGCGTTCCTCTACGCCAAACGGCCGCCGACCTTCGAGAGCGACACCCTGCAACCTAACCTCGTGAGCCGGCAGCTATCGGACGGGCAGCTTGCCCAATGGCGAGCCTACGCCACGACGGCCGCGCAGCCTTTGTCCGTGCTCGACGACTTGCAGCGTGGCACCGTGCGCCGCGAGCAGGTAGAGACGCTTCGCGCACTCTACCCCGCCATGTACTCGTCGATCCAGGCCAAGGTTATGGACCAGCTCCACGACAGCCGCGCCCAAATTTCCTACGCGCAGCGTGTGCTGCTGTTCCAGATGTTCGGCGCCACGACGGACCCGAGCCTCAGGCCGGCGTCGATTGCCGCCGTTCAAGCCAGCTTTCAACCGGCGCAAGCCGCCCCGTCCGGGGCTCCGCGTGCTACGCCGGGCAGGGTGCGTGGGTCGTTCGCGGGAGACGTGCGCACCGATTCCGAGACACTCGCCGCGCAGAGCAAAGTCCAATGACCCAACGCATCGGAACGGGCGCAAACGCCGAAATCACACAGTACGCCGTCACCCTCTCCACGACGCCGCGGCAGCTCGAGACGGGCATCCCCGTAGGCTCGCCCGTGGGCGCGCTCACCTCGCAGAGCCCCTCGAGCTCCACCGCGCGCAGCCTCGCGACCGGCCCCGTCAATCCCGGCCGATTCTACGTGCAGGGCCTGACGATCGCCAACGCAGACGCATCGATCACCGTCTACGTCACGACCGACGCCAGCGGCGTTTCCGGCGTCGCGTTCCCGATTGTCGCCGGCGCATCGCTGCGCCTCGACATGAATCGCGGCGATGACGTATTCCTTTTCTCGGCATCAGGCACGCCGACCGTGCGGATTTTGGGGGTTTGACATGGGCGCACCAGACATCACACCACCAGCAGGCGGCGGCGGCGGCGGCGGCGGCATCAGCGGCAGCGGCAGCGCAGACTACGTCGCCAAGTTCACCGGGGGCACGTCTATCGGCAACTCCCTCGTGCGCGACAACGGTACGGACGTGTCGATCGACATGTCCCCAAGTGCCGGCTTCAAGCTCAGCGTCAACGGCAACACGGACATCGTCGGCCGCATCGACGCGGTTAGCTCGCGCATCAGCACGATGAGCAGCGGCCTAAGCAGCGACCTCGTCCTGCAACGCGATGGCGCAACCGCTGCAACCATCAAGGCCGGGGCGATCGCAACACTAACCGGCGCGACGCCAGCGGCGACCAACGGTAGCTATTCGCAGCTTGCCCTTACCGGCGGCACGGGCACCGGCGCGACGGCTGATATCGTCGTTGCGTCAGGCGCGGTTTCGTCCGTAGTGCTGCGTGCTCCAGGCAATGGCTACACAGCCGGCGACTTGCTGACGTGCCCAGGCCTCACGGGCCTCTCTGGGGGCGCGACCGTGGCGACCGTGGCAACCGTCATTGCGGACGTCGAGGGAACAGCAAACATCACGGCCAGCGGCCGCCTTGGCGCGTTCACAGCAAACCCTCGCGCGGGCCTAGACGTGGCTTCGGGCGGCGGCATGATTTCTGGGGCCACGCGGCTCACCCTTTCCCCATCGGGCTCGAACTCGTCCATCGAGACGATGTTCGCGATTCACGGGACAGTGAATCCAACGGCCTCAAATTATGGCGTGTGGATTGTCCCGCAGTACGACTTGACCGCTGGGACGATCAACAACCCAGTGACTCGCGGCATAGAGTGCATTCCAAGCGTGTCTGCATCGTTGGCAGGGACGACGCAAACGATGTCCGTTGTTGGCGCAAACGTCACTGCGCAGCGATGGTCCGCGTCTGACCTGTCAACAAACGGCTCAAACCTTGTGACGGCCATCCGGGCGACGGCACTAATTGGGGCATCTACAGGAGCGGCATCAACCCCAAGCCTTCAGTGCTTTAACGGCCTCTACCAAGTCGCGCAGGCAGGGCATACCGTAACGAACGGGTTTGTGTACACCGGGCGCGTGTCACACACGGGCACTACGACGACGCTGAGTCTCTACGGCATCGACACGGGGACGTTTACCAATAGCGGGACCATTGGGACGCTCTACGGGTTGCGCCTTCCCACAATCACGAACACGGGCACAATCACGACCCGTTACGGCATTTCGCAGGAAGACACCGCAGCAATCAATC